GGAGTTCCCGCAGGCGGCGGTACTTTGACCATTAAAAATGGTTCAGCAGGCACTACGGTGTTTAGTTTTGTAGCCCCAGCAGCAGCTCAGTCACTTAACATTAGCGTTCCTGGCGACGGCATTCGTTGCACAAACGGTATTTATGTAACAACCCCTGCGGGTATGACTGCTACGGTGTTTTATGGCTAAGAATCCTTCCCTTGCTATTGGTCGTGGAGAAAAGCTCCCTGTAAAACAGGGTGCTGGACTTACTGCCAAGGGAAGAGCCAAATATAATAAAGCAACAGGTAGCAAGTTAAAAGCCCCTGCACCAAACCCAAAAACAAAAGCGGATGCAGGACGTAAAAAATCGTTTTGTGCCAGAATGTCAGGAGTAGTAGCGAAAGCTAAAGGTCCTGCAGAGCGTGCAAAAGCTTCATTAAAACGATGGAACTGCTCATAATGGAAGAAATACAAACAGCTAGGGAGTTAGCCACACATGCAAACGATATTAAACACCTTCAAGCAGATATGGACAAACTTGTTGGAGACATGGACGAAATTAAAAAGTCGATTCAAATAATCCAAAAAACATTGTCTGAAGCAAAGGGAGGCTGGAAAGCCTTGATTTGGGCAGGTGGAGCAGTTAGTGCTGCAACAGGAGTTATTGGCTTTATTATGGGTAATTGGGGAAAATAAATGGTAAAACGTGTAAACCCCACCCCTTCTGTTCCTGCAACCCCTGCTAAACAAAACCCTAATGCAACAGACAAGGTAGATAAAAACAAAGTTGATCCAGGATTTAAAGAAGTATTGGATAAGGTTCGTGGAAAAAGTCAACAAGACGCACCTGATAACTACAAAACCGGAGGTAAAGTTATGGCAACAAAACCCGGCTTATATGCCAATATCGCAGCTAAAAAACGCAGGATCGCTGCGGGTTCTGGCGAAAAAATGAGACCAGTTGGAGCAAAAGGTGCGCCTACCAAACAGGCGTTTATTAATTCGGCTAAAACAGCTAAAATAGCTAAACGTTCAGCGAGAGGAAGATAAATGGACTATAACGCAAGCAACACAAACCGCCACAAGCTTATGGCTATGGGCAAACCAATCAAAGCCGCTAAAGGAGGCGAGATGAAAAAATCTGCAACTAAAGCTTCTGCTGGTGCAAAAGCTGACCGCCAAGGTCGTGCTTTGTTACCCGGCAAAATGGCTAAAAATTTGCCTATGATTGCACCACAATCTGCGTATAAAAAAGGCGGAGATGTAAAGCCTTCTGCTTACGACAAGATGCAAGATAAAAAATTGGCTGCTCATGCAAGCAAGCCAGCAAAGGTAGCCCACAAAAAAATGGGTGGCATGGCTAAACGTAGTTGCAAATAAGGAGTAAATGATGAAAAAACGTGGCGTAGGTGCAGCAATTAAAGGTTTTGGTGCAGTATTCTCTGAGACTACCGAGCAGGCTAAAAAACCTGAAAAAGTAGACGTAAACTTTGAAAATCAAAAAGTTTGCGGCACAGTAGATACACCAAAAGACAAGCGTATTCCTCAACCTACCAGCTTCTGATAACTAATGGCCACGTCAGGTACAACTACCTTTGACCTGGACATTGAGGAGCTGATTACCGAAGCGTACGAACGCTGCGGTATTGAGTCTCGCACAGGTTACGATCTAAGAACAGCAAGGCGCTCGCTGAACTTGCTGTTTTTGGATTGGGCAAGTCGTGGCTTAAATTTATGGACTATACAAGAACGATCACAGGCTTTAACTGCCAACGTATTCGAATACAATCTACCCACGGATACAGTAGATGTGTTGTCTGCGGTGGTTCGTTCTCCCCAAAGTCCTGGACAAAACATTGATATTACCCTCAATCGTTTTAGCCAAGCAGAGTGGCTGCATACTCCTAATAAATCAGGCACTCTAGGTCGTCCAGCGCAGTTTTATTATCAACACACTAATCAGCCAAAGGCATACTTTTTTCCTTGCCCTGATGACTCACAACCCTATACTTTTGTGTACTACGCTATTCGCAGGATTCAAGATGCGGGTGGTTTTACCAATACTGCAGACGTAAACTTTAAGTTTTTGCCATGCCTAGTTTCAGGGCTGGCTTATTATGTTTCAATGAAAAAAGCCCCTGATCGTATGGTTCTTCTTAAGCAAATCTACGAAGAGGATTTTAAACGGATTTCTGAGTTTGACAGGGATAGTGCTAGTTATTATGCTGTTCCTGACACACGTCTAAATTACTAAAATGGCTTATGCACAAGGAAGACTTGCCTGGGGTGCCTGTGATCGTTGCGGACAACGATTCTTCCTTAACGCCCTGCGAAAAGAGTGGCAAGGACTTAAAACATGCCAATATTGCTATGAATCAAAGCATCCTCAGTTGGAGCCACGCCGTAATGTTTCAGATGCTATTGCATTGCAAGAACCTCGCCCAATTCCTGACGATACGTTTAACGTATACATTGGGGTTATTGGAGACAGCGCTATCGGGTCTAACGGCATGGTTCCTGTACCTATTTCTAATCCGACCATTGCAGTAACTTATGCGGGCAACATGAAAGCAACGGGATTATGAACTATTTAGAACTAAAACAAGCAATCAAGGATTACACCGAAAACTTCGAACAGACGTTTGACGACAATATCCCTGTTTTTGTAAAGCAAGCAGAAAAGCGCATATATAACACCGTTCAGTTTCCTTCCTTACGCAAGAACGTTACAGGTAACCTAACTTCTGGTAATAAGTATTTATCTACTCCCGGCGACTTCTTGTCTGTTTATTCTTTGGCTATCGTAGTTAGCGGAGAGTACTACTATCTGATTAACAAAGACGTGAACTATATTCGGGAAGCCTACCCAAACCCTAGTACTACTGGTATTCCCAAGGTTTACGCTATCTTTGGGTCACAGCTTACGTTTCCAAATGAGCTGAGCCTTATCCTTGGACCTACCCCAAATAGTGCTTATTTAGCTGAGCTGCATTATTTCTTTTACCCACAGTCGATTGTGGATGCTAACACTTCTTGGCTGGGCGACAATTTTGATCCCGTGCTACTTTATGGTGCCTTACGTGAAGCCTATCTATTTATGAAAGGCGAGCCTGATTTGATTGCTAACGTTGAGCAAAAATACAACGAAGCTCTTGCACAAGCTAAACGCCTTGGCGATGGCCTTGAGCGTCAGGATGCTTACCGCTCTGGCCAAGTTAGGGTTCCGGTGACCTAGAATGCTGACACAAACCCTAACCACCTCGTTTAAGCGGGAAATTCTAGAAGGCGTTCATAATTTTTTAACGGACACTTTTAAGATTGCGCTTTACACTTCTTCCGCTACTTTAGGGCCTAATACGCTTGTTTATACGGCTTTAGGAGAAGTTACCCCTCAAGGCACCTATGCTGCTGGAGGGCAGGTTTTAACAGGTACTATCCTGAGCACAGGAAGTGGAGTCGCTTACGTGACTTTTAATAACTTAACCTGGACCAGTGTTACCTTTACTGCTCGAGGAGCCCTGATATACAATAGCAGTAAAGGCAATAAATCAGTTGCCGTATACAATTTTGGTACGGATCAGACTGCGGGAGCATTAGATGTATTTAACATTACAATGCCCCCAAATACCGCAAACGAAGCAATAATTCGCATTACTTAAGGAGCTAAAAATGCAAGTTGAAAAATTAAGCGTTGAGGACAAGGTTTCTAGCACCTTAACCAAGGCGATGAAATCTGGTGATTCTGCCCGTGCTACGGGTAAATATAAGATTGAGTGTGTAGACGCTCAAGGCAATGTCAAGTGGGTGCTAGAGCCTTCTAACTTGGTTGTAAACGAAGGTTTACAGGATATGAATACCAAGTATTTTACTGGCGTGACCTACACCGCTGCTTGGTTCATTGGTTTATACGGCGCTGCTGCATCCAATAACCCAGTTGCTGGCGATACTGCAGCAGTCCATGCTGGCTTTACCGAGATTGTTCCTTACAGCAACGCTACCCGCCCTGCTTGTACCTTTGGCACAGCGACTACGGCTGACCCTTCTGTTATTAGTAATTCTGCTTCTCCAGCAGCATTTAGCATTAACGCTACAGCGACTGTAGGCGGTGCGTTTTTAATTAGTAACAACACCAAGGGCGGTTTTACTGGCGTGTTGTTTTCAGCATCTGACTTTGCAGCGCCTGGTGATCGTACCGTGGCTTCTGGTGATACCCTTAATGTTACATATACATTTAGTTTAGACGCATAAGGACACAAATATGTTTAAAAAAGGCGAAATTGTAAAAGTTAAGGCCGTGGTCCCAGAAGGTCCAGTAATTGCCCTGCGCATGTCTGAAGAGGGCATAGTGTCTTACTTAATTGAGTGGAATGACGGGGAAACAACCCAACAGCGTTGGTTTGAGCAAGATCAGCTCGTAGCGGGCTAAATATGCCAGGCGGCGGCTGGGGCTCAGGCGCTTGGGGCGAAGACGAATGGGGCATGCCCGATGGTGGCTGGGGTTCAGGCACGTGGGGAGAGGCCGGATGGGGCATGTCGGTATATTACCGAAATACCAGTGAAACAACTACTGGATCAGATGCGGTCTCTTCAGTTCCAACTTTTGCAGGGGTTGTTGCAGAGTCTGCTACAGCTACAGACGAGGTTTCTTCAACACAAGTTCTTGAAACTTTTGTTTCTGAAACAACAATAATTTCTGAAACAGCCACGGTAACGCAGGTTCTTGAAACTACAGTAAATGAGGTTTTAACCGGCACAGATCAAATTGTTGGATTGCAAACTTTTGAAGCCTCAGTAAGTGAAACTTCGGTGGCTTCTGAAAATCAATTTGTAGCGGGAAGCACGTTTAATAGCGACTTTAACGACACTTCTGTTGGTTCGGACGCTGTTTTTGCCCAACAGTCTCTTAATACTGAGGTTAATGAAACTTCCACCATAACCGATGCCGTAAGTTCTACCCAAGACCTTATAACCAATATTAATGAAACTAGCGTTGCAACATCAACCTTTGCTGCAAACCAAAACTTTGTAACCGCCGTTTCTGAGAGTTCTGCTGGAACGGATAGTATTTCTTCCGTTCCTGCCTACTTAGCCCAAATTGCAGAAAACGCTGTTGGAACAGACGAGGTTGACGGTTCTTTTGCTTATTTTGCCTCCGTTAGCGAGTCAGGGCTGGCTACCGACTTAACTGAAGCTTTACAGAATCTGGTTGCCTCCATTAATGAGTTGGCCGTTGGGACGGATACTACAAATGCTTCTGGAAGCGTCTTTTTGGTAGGGGTCAATGAATCTGGGCAAGTTCAGGCGATTATTTCCGTTGCCTCTAGTATTTTTAACACCTCTATAATAGAATCACTAATAGCAACAGATTCAGTAACTGCAAGATTATTGTGGGAACCAATCGATGACGACCAGACAATTAGTTGGGCTAACGTGAATAGCGACCAATCCTCATCTTGGGTACAGGTAAATGACTCACAAAGCCCTGCTTGGACTGATATAACGACTGTATAAGGATTAACTATGCCATCTACCTATTCACCGCTAAAAATAGAGCTTATTGCTACTGGAGAGCAGTCTGGAACATGGGGCAACACTACCAACACCAACCTTGGTACGGCTCTTGAAGAAGCCATCACAGGTTCTGCCGATGTGACTTTTGCTAGTGGAAACGTTACAGTCACCCTTACAGACGTAAATACTACTCAAACAGCCCGTAATCTTCGTTTAAACCTTACAGGTACCACTGCTGGCGCAAGACAGTTAATTCTTGGTTCAGGTTGCCAAATTGAGAAACTATACCTAGTTAATAACGGTTGTGCAGATGCTATTACTGTTAAAAATACATCAGGTACAGGCATAGCCGTTCCTGCTGGTCAATCAATGTTTGTCTATAACAATGGGACTAACGTAGTAGATGCGGTCACATATCTTAGTTCTTTAACCCTAGGTTCTGCGTTGCCAGTAGCTTCTGGTGGTTCTGGGGCAGCAACTTTAACTGGAATTCTAAAAGGTAATGGCACTTCTGCATTTTCAGCAGCTACTGCAGGTACAGATTATCTTGCCCCTCCAAGTGGAACGGCCTTATTAAAAGCTAACTCTGGTGGCGCTTTAGCTAACGCCACAGCGGGTACAGACTATGTAGCACCTGGCACAGCAACCACATTTACAGCCCTACAGACTTTCGCTGGCACAACATCAAATGCTGATTTAAAGACCTCCAATATTCTTGAGACGGCTACCGTCTCAGCTACGGCAGCAACAGGCACTATTCCATACGATGTTACAACCCAGTCAGTTTTGTATTACACAACTAATGCGTCAGCAAACTGGACAGTAAATTTCCGTGGATCAAGCGGTACATCGTTAGATACCATTATGTCTACTGGTGAGTCTATATCTGTCACTTTCTTGGTAACACAAGGCGCAACAGCTTATTACAACTCAGCAGTCCAAGTCGATGGTTCTTCTGTAACACCTAAATGGCAAGGTGGATCTGCTCCTACTAGTGGAAACGCAAGCTCAATTGACAGCTACACTTATGTCATTATCAAAACAGGAAGTGCCGCATTCACAGTACTCGCAGCTCAAACTAAATTCGCTTAAAGGTTTATAGATGCCACGCTTATCTAAAATTGGTGCAGCAGCCCTAGCAGCTTTCGGATGGACTTCGGGTGCTGGCGTTACTGCAAGTTTTCTTGTAATTGCAGGTGGTGGTAGCGGTGGAAAAAACGCAGTTGGTGGCGGTTCTGCTGGTGGTGGTGGAGCAGGTGAAGTTATTAATGGAACAAGCCTATCTCTTAACCCAACCTTGTCTTACACAATTACAGTAGGAGCAGGTGGAGCAACACAAACAACATCAAACACAAGCGGTAACAACGGAAATAACTCATCAATTGGCTCTACTGTTATAGCAATTGGTGGCGGTGGCGGTGGCGCATTTAACGACACTTTTAATGGTAAAAGTGGTGGCTCTGGTGGTGGTGGTTGTTACTTCACACCTGGTACTGGTGGCGCTTCAACTACTGGAACTCTTGGCGGTGGAACGCATTATGGAAATGCAGGTGGCTCTGGCGCTTCTGGTGATAATGCTTCTGGAGGCGGTGGCGGTGCTGGCGCAGTCGGTGGAAATGCAAGCGGAAATACCGCAGGGGTTGGTGGCAATGGCCAAGCATTTAGTATTTCTGGTTCTTCTGTAACCTATGGCGGTGGCGGTGGCGGTGGAAATTACAATTCAACTGGTGGCGCTGGTGGCTCAGGTGGCGGTGGTGCTGGTAGTGTAAGCGGAGCAGCTGCGTCAAATGGAACTGCAAATCTAGGCGGTGGTGGTGGCGGAGGTGGAGATACTGGTTCATTATCTGGTAGCGGTGGCGCTGGTGGCTCAGGCGTAGTCATCATCTCCTATGTAGGCGCACAACAATTCGGTGGCGGAACTGTTACCTCAAGCGGTGGTTCGACTATCCACACATTTACTTCTTCTGGTGTATTAAGCCCATTGTCCTCGTTGACAGCAAGCTATTTAATCGTAGCTGGTGGTGGCGGAGGTGGAAGTATTGGTGGAGGTGGCGGTGCAGGTGGTTTACTATCTGGCTCTGGTTTAACCCTTGATACCAACTCCATATATACAGTTACTGTAGGAGCAGGTGGGGCAATATCTGGTGGACAAGGAGTAAACGGGTCAAATTCCTCATTTAGTGCTTATGCAACTTCTGCTGTAGGTGGTGGTTATGGTGGCGGTTATGGAAACCCCACAGGATTATCTGGAGCAACTGGTGGCTCTGGCGGTGGTGGTGGGTATTGTCAAAGTAGTAGCCCTAGTAGCGGTGGTGCTGGAACTGCTGGTCAAGGAAGTGCTGGCGGTACTGGAACTGTTGGCTCGGCTGGCGGTGGTGGCGGTGCAAGCGCTGTTGGTGGTAATGCTGCTGGAGGAACTGCTGGTAATGGTGGCAATGGATCAGCAAGTTCAATTAGTGGTTCTTCTGTAACTTATGCTGGTGGGGGCGGTGGAGAATCAGAATCAGGCACTGCTGGTACAGGCGGTAGTGGCGGTGGGGGTAGAGGAGGACTTAGAAGTGGCGCTAATGCCGTAGCTGGCACAGCTAACTTAGGCGGTGGCGGTGGCGGTGGCGATGGTCTTGCAAGTGCTGCTGCTGGCGGTAGCGGTGTTGTAATCATCTCCTACCCAGGCTCTACTCAGCAAATGGCTGGCGGTACAGTTACTGTAGCTGGCGGTAATGTAATCCACACATTCACATCAAGCGGATACCTAACCCCAATCGTGTTAGTAAATAACTCATTGCGTTTCCGTTCAAGTGCTTCTGCTTATTTGAATCGGACATTTACACAAAGCGGTGATACTCAAAAGTTTACTCAATCTGTTTGGTGTAAGCGTGGAACTTTAGGCGCATTCCAAACAATTGGTTATACATTTTTTACAGGTACATATAACGGTCAAATGCGTTTTAATTCAAACGATACGCTAGACATTTATGTTTATTACGATGGTTCTTCTTACACTGGTCAATTATCAACCACCCAAGTATTTCGTGACCCATCTGCTTGGTATCACTTTGTCTTAGCTGTAGATACAACACAAGCTACTGCATCAAACAGAATTAAATTCTATGTTAATGGAGTTCAAGTAACTGCATTTGGAACAGCAAACTACCCAAATCAAAACCAAGCATTATTGTGGAATGCGTCTGGCAATACTGGCTATTTTATAAATGCACAGCAAGGAAATCAAAATTTCTTTGATGGCTACTTAGCCGAATTAAATTATATTGACGGTCAAGCACTAACACCAAACAGCTTCGGTACATCTAACGGACTCGGTGTCTGGCAACCTATCCGCTACGGTGGTAGCTACGGTACTAATGGATTCTATTTGCCGTTTACAAACTCAGGTTCTGGTGCAGTTACAACTACTTATTTGGTAGTAGCTGGCGGTGGAGGCGGTGCTGGAACTGCGTCTGACGCTGGTGGCGGTGGCGGTGCTGGTGGTTATCAAACAAGCACTTTATCAGTTACTCCAGGAGTTTCTTACACAGTAACAGTAGGAGCTGGCGGTACTGGCGGTGTTGGTGACAACAATGGAAATCAAGGATCAAATTCTGTATTTAGTTCTGTAACGTCTACTGGCGGTGGCGGTGGCGGATATTGGAACTCTGCTGGTGGGTCAGGTGGTTCTGCTGGTGGATCAGGATGTAATATAACTTCATCAACCGCTGGAACAGCAGGTCAGGGTAATGCTGGTGGTGTACCTGCTACTGCAAATCAAAATAACGCTGCTGGTGGTGGAGGCGGTGCTGGTGCAGCTGGCGGAAATGTTGCGGCAGGATCAGGACTTTCAGGTGGCGTTGGTGGTGTTGGATTGCAATCGTCTATTACAGGCGCATCAACTTATTATGCTGGTGGTGGTGGCGGTGGTCCATCTAATAGCGGTGGTCCAGCTACGGGCGCTGGTGGATTAGGTGGCGGAGGCGGTGGAAACGCAGCCAGTTCAGATGGTGTTGCTGGAACCGCAAATACTGGCGGTGGTGGCGGTGCAGCAGCTAGAAATAGCGGTGGTGGAACTCGTACTGGTGGTACTGGTGGTTCAGGTGTAGTTATTATTTCTTACGCTGGAGCGCAACAATTTACGGGTGGAACAGTAACATCTTCTGGTGGTAATACAATCCACACATTTACATCAAGTGGAACATTTGGCTCTAATATTGCGGCTGACTATTCCCCACAAGGTAACAACTGGACTACTAATAACATCAGCCTAACTGCTGGCTCTACTTATGACAGCATGACCGATGTGCCTACGCTGACAAGTGCTACTGCGGCTAATTATGCTGTTTTAAATGCAGTTTCTGGATACAGCGGTTTACCAATTACAAATGCAAATATACAAACATCAGCAGTTCCATCAGGTAGTGATTGGTACAGCCGTTCTACGACAATGGGATTTTCTAGTGGCAAAATTTATGCAGAGTTTTCCATGCCATCTATTACTTCAGGAGCACAAGGCTCTCCAATTGGCTTTGGAATAATCCCATCAACAAACGATTTTTCTGCTTCTGGGCAATTAGTTGGAGATGCAAATAGAGGATATGGTTTTTATTGTCCTGATACATCGGGATCTGAAACTCCTAAAAAACGAGTAGCAGGAACAAACACCTCTGTTGGAACAGCAAGTGCCACAATAACAACCGATATATTCATGGTTGCGTTTGATTTGACAAACGGAAACGGTTGGTTTGGAAAAAATGGAACTTGGTATGCTGGCGACCCTGCGGCTGGAACAAGTGCATCTATTACTGGTATTACCGCAGGAGAGTATATTTTTGGTTTGTCTGTGTATAGAGATACTACTTTTACAAATAACACAGCGGCAATAAATTTTGGTCAACGCCCATTCTCCTACACCCCACCAACAGGCTTTGTAGCACTAAACACATTTAANTTACCTACTCCTACTATTGGTGCTACTGCATCTAGTCAGGCTGATAACTACTTTAATGCAGTTTTATGGACAGGTGACGGAAATTCCCCAAGGTCTTTTACAGGTATTGGGTTTGCTCCTGATTTTGCTTGGATTAAAAATAGAACTGGTGCATCAGACCATGCTTTAATTGATATTGTTAGAGGAACTGGGTCAAAAGTGCTTTCAAGCAATTTAACAGATGCTGAAAATGGAATTGGTTTAGTTATTAATTCTTTTGATTCTGATGGATATACTCTTGCTACTGGTAGTATTAATTTTTCATATGCAAATACAAATACATCAAATTATGTCGCATGGAACTGGAAGGCTAATGGTGCAGGAGTAACCAACACAGCAGGTTCTATTACATCTACAGTAAGTGCTAATACAACTGCTGGATTTAGTATTGTTACTTATACAGGTAACGGCACAGGTGGTGCAACTGTAGGACATGGATTAGGTGTTGCACCTAGTATGGTAATTGTTAAGAAAAGAAGCGGTGTAGCAGATTGGCCCGTTCAGCACATTTCGTTAGGCCCAAACGCAAGTTTAAGATTGAATGGCACAGATGCAACAGCCAATGAACCTTGGTGGAACAGCACAGCACCATCTAGCACAGTTTTTACTCTAGGAAGCTCAAACACCATTAATCAAAGTAGTGAAACATTTGTAGCCTACTGCTTTGCACCTGTCGCTGGATACTCTGCATTTGGCTCATACATAGGGAATAGTTCTACGAATGGAACTTTTGTTTACTTAGGATTTAGACCTAGGTTTGTAATGATAAAAAGAGCTACTTCTGCTGACCCTTGGATAATACATGACACTGCTCGTGATATTTACAACGGCTATTCAGTTCAGCTTTATCCTAATGATGCTAGTGCTGAAGGTGGTCCATACTCGCCACCAATTCTTGATGAAGTTTCTAACGGCTTTAAGTTACGCAGTTCAGCAAGTGGAACAAATGACTCAGGGTCAACCTATATATACATGGCTTTTGCCGAAAACCCCTTTAAATACGCTAACGCACGATAGGAACTAATATGTTTATTAGACAAGACGAAATCAGACCAGATGACCGCTACTACTGGGTAACGGCAAATCCAGACGGTTCATATAC